TTCTGGCCCAGGAGTTCACGCAAGTATTGGAACAAGAATGACCAGCGGAACAGGTTCTCAATCTGATTTAATATTTAGTATGATTAATACCCCAGATGCAATGGTTTTAGATGCATCGGGCAATGTCGGAATTGGTGCTTCGAGTCCCGGCAATCAAGCAGGTCATCACAGTTTGGTTGTTGGTAGTGGGACTGGGCATCAAGGATTAACATTATATAGCGGGTCTGATTCTGTTGGTGAAATTGGTTGGAATGATGCTGATGATAGTGGTCAACACGCATTATTCCGATATGACCATAATACCGATAAAATGGAGTTTTATACGGGTGGAGCTTCAATGGCTCATGCTATGACTATTGATGGCAGTCAAAATGTCGGCATCGGGACAGCGGCTCCAACAACGGCATTGTTTGTTTCTAACGGCTTACCTTCTACAACCGATGACTCTGCTAGTTCTTGTGCTACTTTCTCTGGAGATGGAACTCACGCATATGGTTATATCTCTCAAGTTAGCATACAGGATAATACACCTGCTACATCTGGAAATGGGTATGGACAAAATTTTGGTGGGAGTATTAGTTTTGGTGCTGTAACAAAATCAACCGTAACAAGAGGATACCAATTAGTAGCAACTATTTCAGGGAAAAAAGAAACGGATACTGATGGCGAACACGATGGTTATTTACAGTTTGTTACTCGTAAAACTACTGGTGGAGGTGGCATAACAGAAAAGATGAGGATTACTTCAGCAGGCAATGTCGGCATCGGGACAACGGCACCCCTTACAAACCTCGTTGTTGGTGAACATACGGATGGTTTTGGTCAAATAAATATTGTAGCTGGTAAAGTTTATGCAGATAATGCCTCGACAACTCTCACACCTAAAGGGAATTGTTATTCTATCTTGCTCCTTGTTGCAGATGCAACTACTGGTTACGCAGCAGCATTTCTTTCTACCTACAAGGGGATAATGGTAGAAATAGCAGATGGAGATAGTTATTTTGTCCCAACAGATACTGATAATGGTGGTGTAGCAGTTTATAAATCTATAAATACAACAGATTTTACTATAAAAAATTATTCTAATCAATCAGCCAATATAGGTGTAGCTATGTATGCACTTGAAGCACAATAAAAAGGAGAATATTATGGAAATAAAAATTAAAGATTTTGAAGATATTGAAGATGAAAAGCGGGTAGGATTTAGTGCAACAAGAGAGGATGGTTTAGTTTTTGTAATAGATAGAAATATACCTTTGGTTGCTGGAAAGTCAGATGAAGATTATATTGATGAGGCTTATAAAGCAAATGGAAGGAATGGAAAAACAGCAAAACAAGAAATTGAAGGATTTGAAACTTGGGAATCAACTCCGTTGCCAAACATTGGAAGAGAAGAGTCAGAGCCAGAAGAAGAAAAAGTAATATCTGCTAATATTGGTAAAGTGTGGAATGTAGATAATAAAAAATTATCTGCAAAAGTTGAAGCATTGGAGAACGCATAATGAATAACCTACAAAACTACAATACTACGCAAAATTTATATGAGATAATGAGCAGTGATTATTAGAAGAAGTTCACAAGGAGAGAATATTCGTATTTATAGGAATACAACACCTGGTGCTACAAGGATAAGAAATTATAAAGATGGGACAACGGCAAGTGTAGACTATCCATCTTCTAAGGTATATTTCGTTACTGTTGATAGTGAAGTTGTCAAGTCTACTAATAGTTTAAAAGTCGCAGAAGAGTTTTATACTACAGAATGTAAGAAAGTATATCCCAATACTCATGGAAGACAATTAGTTGGTAAGCATAAGATGATAAATAAAGTATGTACTGCAAAGGATGATTACCCAACAAGTTCAAATACTAAAAATGATATAAAATCGTTCTTAGACATTAGAAGTGTAAGTTATGATTCAGATGATACTAAAAATAAATTATTAGATATTGTGACAAGTTTAAACCCATACTCCGAATTAGAATGGTAAAAGATTATTTAGATAAAATAATTGTTTGTTCTCTTTTTCTAAATAGCATTTTAATTGCTATTATTCTTAGCCAAACAAGTCATAAATTGATGCCTACGATTATAATCGGATTGCTTATAACAATTGGATTAAAAATTACTAAGAAAGTATGGAATGATTAATCTTGAGACATATGCAGAATATGGGGCAATTGGAGTAATAGTAGTTTTGTTTGCTATGATGATAATCAATTTGATTAAAAGTCAAAAGATACAGAATGAGGACTTAGATGGGATTAGACAGTCAATTGCTAAGGGTGAGACTAAGATGTCTAATATTGAAGGAATAGTATTAAAGATGTTGGATAGATGGAATCGTTCAGATGAAATCTCTCAAAGACATAGAGAAGATATAGTGAAGGAATTAAATGATGTTACAGACGGCCTAGCATACTTAAAGGGCAGGATAAATGGAAAATGAATAAGAATCAAGTGGATAATTGGAGAACAGATACACAAACAAGATTAGAGGAGTTGACCATTATGAGTGCCAAGCAAAATAGTGACATTCATTATATTAAAGATACTGTAGATGAAATCAAAAGTCTAGTAAAGGAACAAAACGGAAGAGTTAGGACATTGGAACAGCAGACCTCATATATTAAAGCTATTGGTGCTGTGGTTACCGTATTCTTTTCTGGTTTCATTGGCTGGATTTTTAACACGAGGAGTTAATATGAGTGAAGTAATCAGTTTTGTAGGAGGTAATTATCTTGTAATCTTATCATCGGTGTCAAGCATTGTTGGTGGGTTTGCAGTTTTAGCCTCTCTTACACCGAATAAAAGTGATGATAGAATAGTACAAATCATTTTAGATGTTGTAAATTTTATCGGAGCTAACTTTGGCAAAGCAAAGAATGATAAATAATAGGGTAAAAGACGATGTTAAAAAAGATAATAAGTCGTTTAGTTCGCAAACATGGCATGGTGGGAATCTTGCTTATGATTGGCGACATTGCAGTTAAGCAAACTAAGACAAAAGAAGATGATAAAATCTGGGCAAAGGTCAAAGAGTTATTAGAAAGTTTCTAGCGTGCCAAAACAAATCTGGAAAATAGATGAGTTTCATGGTGGAATTAATGATAATGCAGACCCCAGAGATATTCTAAATAATGAGTTGGCTGTCGCTGAGAATGTGGCAGTCAGCGAGTTAGGTAAATTGAGAATGTTGGGAGGAGTTGGGGATGCTCATACAGCTCCTACTGACGCAGACGTATCTGCTGGATATGGATTGTTTCAATTTAGTCATGATATGGCTGGGGCTGATGTTGTGGGAGAAGTAGCTATAGCTCCAACCGATTACTTAGCTTTATCTGATACTCTCGATACTACTGGTGGAGATTCTAGTACTTCAGTTATAGATTTAGCTGCGGATGGAGGGGCATGGTCTGACGGAGGGGCTGATAATGTAGGAGTTACATTTAGTAATGCAGTTAGCGGAAAAGCTGATATGTATTTTGTAGATGGAGCCCTTAGAGTTTCAGATGCTGGTTTTGATGCGACAGCTGCTCCAAAGTGGTATGGATATATTGGAGATAATTCTAGTGGGACTGCAGCTAATAAAGTGATGATGACTACAGCTTCTACAAGCGTTTCTCTTCCTAAAAAGTTTTATGAAAGAAATTCTAAAATTGCTAAGCCATCCAGTTCTACATATGAACCTGCCGAAACTCAACCTATACATTCTGCTTCATATACAGCAGCGGCATCTGAAATAAATGCATTAAGCCTTACTTCTGCGACTAGTGCTAGTGATGCTGTTGTTCATGGTAATATAACTGGAGCAAGCGTAGATGAGGTAACAAGAGTTATTGTTGAAATAGAAGCTGTAATGAAAGATGATTCATTAAGCATAGCTGGGTCATGGGATTATGATATTAAAGTTGAAGAAGATGATGGAGGTAACGAAATAGAGATTACTGATAATATAGGTCAAGGGCCATTAATAAATTATCATAGTTTTGAATATACTTCTAATGTTACAGTTGACCAAAATTGGAGCATTACATTAACGGTAGCCAGCATAGATACAGATAGCATTGAACGTATAAAAGTTAATTCTGTGGAATTTATTAAAGCATCTGGGAGCTATTCTGACCATACTGGTTTATCTAACTCATCACATAATTTTCATATTTCATTAAAACAACATAGTGGTTCAGTCACTGATGCTTTCGGATGGGGAGAGAAATGGGAAATAGGAATGAGTCTAATCTATGATGGTAATCAAGAAAGTCTCATTAGACAATTAGTAGATGAATCTGCAACAACAGATAAGGTTTTTGATTGGACAAGTTATAACGATAGACCTCCAGATATAGCAGTGTTTTGTCAATATGGTACAGGTTGGAACCCTAGAATAACTGGGGCTGTTGTTTATATGAAAAGAGTTTTAGATAAACAATGGTATCCACAATTAGAATTAGATTTTGTAAGAGGGAACGGGACTGCTATTTTTTCTGATAAAGAAAGACCTGTCCAGTTTGCGTCTCTTGACAGTGTTAATAGTTATATATTTCAATTTTATCAAGAAGATTTATTAGAACCTCAATTTGCTCTAACATACGAATCAAGAACTGGCATTAGCCATGAGGAAAAATCAATATCATCTCTTTGGAAAACATCTTGTGTTGCAAATAGAAGAGCTTATATAGGAAATTTAAAAACTGCCAATGAGGATGGTACGGTGGAATTTTTGCCAGATACTATGATTAGAAGTCTTCCAAATAAATTTGATATATTTCCTATATCTGAGAAGGTTGACGTAGCTATTAATGATGGAGAGGAAATAATTGCTATTGAGGAATTTAATGATAGGATATTGCAATTTAAAGAAAGAACCTTATATATTATTAACGCCTCTCAAGATACAGAATTTTTAGAAGATAAATTAGATTATAGAGGGGTAACTCATCAAGCATCGGTATTTAAAACAGAATATGGTATTGTTTGGGCTAATGTGCATGGATGTTTTTATTATGATGGAAGAAGGGTAAATGATTTATTAGAGAAAGATGGAAGACCTTTGATTAAGCAATCAACGTGGGAAAGCTTTGCGGGGACTCCATTGGTAGGATATACTCCAAAAACAAAACAAGTTATAGTTGTAAGAGATTGTAGAGCATTATTTACACTTACTGGTTCAATAAATGTAACAGGCACGAACACAGCTGTACCTGGTACTGGAACGAAATTTCTTACAGAGCTTCATATAGGAGATAGCATTGTTGTTTCTGGAGAAACGAGAACAGTGTCTTCAATTACAAATAATACTACGGCAACAGTTAGTGCTGCTTGGGGTAGCGATTTAGCTAATGACGCTTCACCAGATTGTATACCAGCAGGAGATGCATATATATATGATATGATAACAAAAAGTTGGACTAAAGCTGTTGGGGCCTTTCCAACTACTAATAAAACAAATTTTGCAATTGATTGGGCTGGGGATTTAATTTATTCAAGTCATGATGGAGATGCAACTTCTCTTTTAAAGAAGTGGACTGATACTCCAACACAAACTTTGCCTAAGGTTATTACTAAAGATATAGACTTTGGGAATCCAAGTCAA